GGTAAGATCAGCCACGGTAGCAGACAATTCCGAAAAATCTTTATCAGATGTTTTGCCTTTCTCGGCCATTTTCAAAATCTCCTGGTAAATTTCCGGGTACTCTTCCTTAAACTTCTCCACTGTCATATCCATTTTTTTGCTCACCTCCTTCTTATTATTAAAGGTATCTAAATCACCGTCAACCCCATCTCGTGACAACATCACCTCCTCCCTGCTTCCTTCTTCCGACATTTGAATTTCTGCAAGATCCTGATTGGAAAACGCCTTTGAACTGGTTTTTGAATCCGCCCCAAAAACACAAACAGAAGCTTCATTAAATCTCCATTTGCGCCATATCGCACCGGGACCTTTTAATTTGTACCCATTCACATCCACACTCACGCCAGATTTTACCCATTCTATCGCCAAAGGCGTGGCGTAAATGGATGCTTGGTAAGGAAACCCCTGTGAAGAAAGTCTTTGAAATTCAGCACTTACTTCAGTATCGACAAACTCGGTTTTTTCCGGGTTTAATTGAATGTCATCCTCAATAATAGGCTTTCCTGTGAACGCAATCTTTTTTGATGTCAAATGATCTTCCAAAACAGGATACTTTGTCTTGTCAAAAACACCGCCTTGCAAATCAATCGAAAGATTTCCCCAATACCAATGATTAGGAATAATTTTTCCACTGTACACCGTCATCTGAAGTTTTGGCTTTCCATCTTCATCCTTCATTGCATAAGCATTTGCACCACCAGACAAAAGCCGTAACGATGCCCTTGGAACCTTTTTAGTTTTAATTGCCATAAATTCACCCCCTCTCTCACCCGATTTCTTATTTTTTCTTCTCCATTGTGTATAGCAAACAGCAAGTCTTTGTTTTTTATTAGGATATTCTGTTTTCATCACTTTACTGGATACACAACGGCTGATGAAATCAGATTCCTTTTCGCCCTTATTTGGCGTTGGCAGAGGCATCTTTGGTGCTCTTTTTCTTGGGCTCACCCTCAATTTTTTCTTGAATAGATTCTGCATCCAAATTGTAAATGAGTTTCGGGTACCTCAATTCCTCTGTAGCTTTCCTAAGTCTGTTTCTACCATACCCACCAAAACCCATTCTCTTTGAAACTTCGGAGGCAGGAACACCCACTGTTTCCGTCACCGGGCCATGCTTCGATCCAAGCAAACCTTTTGCCCTTGTATCAAAATCCAACATTTCTGAAACAGGATAAGAAATATCAATTAGTCTTTCCGGATGATAAGGAACGTTTCTTACCTTTCTCTCTGGTTCTTTCTCCGGGTCTAAAGATGGCACAAACTCCACCACTTCTTTTCGTTTAAAAAACTTAGGGTAAGATGTTACTGAACTTCGCAAAAAGAATACTGACCCCCAAAAATCATGCTTCAACCATCTATCAAAATAAGCAATTTCATCAGAGATGTTATCAGACATCGGTCCTCGTGATGCCTTTATGCTTGCAAACGTACCTTTAGCACTGCCCGTAGTCACGTCCGCTGGCTCATTCAAACCAGCAGTTACCATTTCAAGAATATCTGTATCCTGATTTTTAATTGGAGTTAAATTCGGGTTTTTAACACCCAATTCTATGCCAGGAGGCAATACAAGCGTTCCACCAGGGGTTTTCTTAGCCATAATCCCGGTTTTCCTCTTGTCTGCATCACTCATAGACAACCAAATACGAAAAGCTTTCGCATCGGTAACTGTGAAAACCCAAAGATAAGCGCCACTGCTCTTTTTATGGTCGATTTCATATTTCTTAAGGTTTTCGTAATGATTCAACCATTCAATAGTAGTCCGCAAATAACTAACGGACCTTCTGGTCATGTACCCTTTGTCCCAAGCAACAACAAAACGGTTATACCCACCCAAACGTTTAAACTTTCTGTTATTGGTCTTACTGCCAAGCGTCATTTCCAAATCAAAATCAGAATGTTTCTTTGCAATCTTCTCCATTTCCGGGTATCTTGCAATGAAAATACTCGGTATCAAATCAATATCACCAAGATCGGAATTGGATTTTGTTACGAAATAGAACAAGGGCATGGTTGTTTTCGTGGGGTGAAATATAATTCCTGAATCATCCGTGCCCTTGCTTCTAATGGAAGAAGGATCAATAAAATCAACCTCCACAAATCCATTAGAATGTAGAGTAAGAACCAAAAACAATTCACCTTCCACAAAACTTCGAGCAACATACTTAGGCCAAAAATTGTAGAGTCGGTTTCTTGGATCTAATTCTATTTCATCAATCACTTGTTGAATTTTAAAAATCTCGGATGTGGTTTCAAAACCAAAACCCGCAATTCTTCCAGCCATTCTCCTGATAGATGTGCTGAATTGCGGATTTTTATTAAACTTATTCCAGCATTCGGCTTGAAGATCCTCTCTTAGCCTTCCTTCGGAAAGATTGCCCTCTCCTTTTTTCGTAACTTCAAAACCGTCAGCATCAACAAGTCCCCCGTCTCCGTACTGCCAAGGAACAGAAAAAGACAAATGCTGCAAAACATCGTCATCCAACTTTTCTAAACTTGTCAGTGCTTTTTCAAAGTCCAAAATTCAATCCTCGGGAATTATTGTAAATTTTAAAAATATTTTATTTTCTACTGGAATTAGAGCATGAGTTTAAGAGGATGTCAACATATTTTTTTAATAATTACCAAAAACTTCCCTATTTTCAATAAAACGTCCAAAATCCATAGAGCTTGTTCTTTGCCTAAAATCCATAACACCAAGATTTCTACCACCATAAATCGCCCAGCTTACAGCAAAAACAGAATCGTCCTGTATTCCTTTTTTGTCTGTCTTTTCCGGGCTACCGAACCATCCAGGACTGCCTGGCATCTTTTCCCTGTGGTCGAAAATTGAAAGTTCCTCACGGAGCAAATCTGATCCTGTCTTCCCTCGCACGGGGACAGGGGGTGCTTTGAATCTTCCTTCATCCATAATAGTGAAAAATTCTTTAAACGCATCCCGTTGCCTGTCATAAGTTGGGTGTAAAAGCTCAACGCCTATATCGTTTTCCTCACACCAGGAGGGCATATCCCATGCTCCGTATCGCTCACTGCAAAACATATCTATTCCACCATATTCACTTCCACATTTTTTTATCATTTCCTTTATTGAATTTGTATCGTGATGGGTGGAATTGTAAAAACACAACAGAAAATAAACATATTTTGGCTCCAGTTCATTAACAGATACTAAAAACGGATTTATTCGACTTCCAGGCAATCCCTTGGCGATAACAACAAATATTGATCTGGCGGAGGAAGCCACAGACATTGGGTCCGCCAAGTCTGCTCCAGACAAAATAGCCCAATTTGTTTCCAGAATATCCCCAAGTTTATTCAATTCTTCTATCTGCATTATCCTTCCATTTCCCCAATTATCCTCAAGCTTATAATATTTCTCTACAGGAACAATATCTTTCATTTCCTAATCTATGAGAGCCTTCATTTGCTTTGTTCCGTATTTTATATTCCGAACACTCTCTGTCAGCTTACTTTTCTTTTCCCATGCTACCTGTTTCTTTATATTTTCCAAATGTTCTTTCTTCTTGGCAAGCTTTCTCGCAATAACCTCATGGGCAAACATTGTTTTGTTGCACCCTATATAATAAGTCTCCTCGACAACCTCATCACTAAATACCTGCACCCTTCCAGCAGACCATTGATTAAGAAAATATCTTTCAAATTCCCCCAATGGAAACTTGGTTCGATAATCCATAAGTTGGTCATCCGACATATTCGGATTCCAATAATCTGCCTGCGCCCCATTTCTGCTAAACCGATAACTGAAAAATACGGTTTTCAATCTCCCGGACCGGTATCCACTGAACAATTTATACAAAATATGGTTTTTAACAGACACGGTACTATCGATAACTCCAAGTGCATTTGGTATGTTTCTTATAGACCCATCCAGTTGCACAAAGAATTTCGGGTTTCTCATGTCAAATATTTCTGAAAATGTGTATCCGGTAATATTAGAAACAATACCACTGAAAGACGAGATACTTCTGATAATACTCCTTACATTTCCAAATTTATCTTTTAATCGTATTTCCTTTTCCTGTATATTCTTTTTCCCACCAACCATTCTCAGCAGAGGGGGTGAGTTAATAATAAGGTCACGCATAATATCAAAATGAACAAACTTTACCTGATCCTTAGAATTAGCTCCTAACATAATCTGCTGTTTGGGCCAATTAAAAAATTTCCATAATTGGATAAAACATGCAAGCAATGATTTCCCTTCTCCACGCATCCAACAAAACACAATCAACCTGTAAGTAAACTTTCCATTTTCCATTCGCAAGGCTTCCCTGCAAATGTCCTTTTGGGCTTCCCACATCTGCTTGTAACTTTTTCCGGTTACAGGATCCAAATCCTCAGGTAAATCTTTAAGAGGTATCCAAACAGCGACATCGGAACCTTTAGGATAAATGGAAACGTATATATAATCCTCAGCCCACTTTATAAATCCTTCCCCACCATCACGATAATTTTTTGGTTCCTTTGGTTTTGCAGGATCAATATTTTTTTTCTTTTTCCATTCCTCATCAGTAACATGATCGTTCCTAACCCTTTTTTGTGGGGGCAAGGCTCGTTGGAGTCCTACAACCTTTCCATCACTTCCATATTTTCTGCGATGGGTTCGGCCATATTTTTTGTTAAATCCTTTTTCCATTTCTTTTTATCCTTATTGACTGCGGGTTTCCCGTTCCATTCTTTCATAGTAATTTTCTTCCTCATAGTCAAAATCCCTTTTTCTCTTTCCTTTGACTGTTTTCATTTCCCTGGAAATAAGTTTATCCAAATCATTTTTCGACAATCCACATTCATCAATCAATTCATCCATTCCAAGATCCTTCCACAGTTTTTCAACACTTGTAACAGTAGATCTGATCTCGGAATAAACAGAACTTACTTTTCCATTGTTGTAAATTCCTACATTTCCATATTCCGCCATCAAAAGTTTACACAAAATACTGTACAGAGGAATTAGGTGCATTCCAACCCTCCACCGCATACTGTTTGTAAGCTGTCGTCCAAAACTTCTTTCCAATGTTCCATGTACCGCAGTGATGTAATTGAGATGAACCTTGCATTTATCCGATTCCCAAGCCCATTTGCAGACATCTCCTATTCCACACTCATCAGGTTTGCATTTTTGGACAGCATCCCAACTGTAATGCCTAATATCCCCATCCTTACCCCGAAATACTCCAAGGTTTCCAATCTTTTGTTTCCTTTCCACAAACTTTGCCATGATCCACCTCCTTTTATTAACCATTATCACCCGTTTCATATCCCTGTCAAGCACTTTTATTTGATTTATTCCTATTCCTATTTAATTTTATTCCATTTTCCTATATTTTTTGATACAATGTGGTACAAAAAACAGGAAAGTTTCCTTAAAAATCCGTTTATTCCACACCTAATAAAATCAATATCTTACGATGTTCAGCCCTATATGAAACAAAAAGTCACACCAAAAAACTAATTATTTTATATCTAACATTTATTCCAAGGACTAATATTTCCCCAAAATCCATCATATTTTTATTCCTTTTTCCTATATTTTAATCCATCCTTGCATATCACGGTTTCATACCTGTATACACAACCAAAAACTCTTATTCCATTATCCATAATACCCAGGAATAATATCATTACCAGGAATATCTCAATGAAAACACCCTCAGCTCCCCACCAAGACGTTAAAACTATCTAACCTATACTTAGGTATACCCTAACCAGAGAAAACCGTCAGAATCAAGCCTCTCGGTCTCTAATCAGCATTTCCTGGTAATATCGTTACACCATTTTCA